CTTCTCACAGAATAGGCAAGCCGAAAGCATTTCTTCACCCCTGGCACGCTTCGGCTCAACTGGCTCGACCTCTGTTTCAATAACGAAGGTTTCTGGAACCACCTCTTCCTCTTCCTCTTCAATAACCGGAGCAGCAACCTCGATTGGAGGTGCAGCCTCATTAACTGCGGCTACCGGAACTGAAAGGTCTTCGGCAGGCGTGTTGGCGCGAATAAGAGCCTGTCGAACAAGTCGCTCTTCCTCATCAACCTTCTGCTGTTCAATGTCCTGAATCTGCGCCCACTCATTCTTGTGGCGGTGCTGCATGTGCAATCGCATCTGGAAGTTACTGGCGAGATTGCCTGACTTGCAAACTGGAAGGCCCATGCGGTCATACATAGCACGCTCTTCAGCATCTGGATGGAGCATACAGAGCGTACTGCCACGCCACGGCTCGAACGATGGCTTAACAGTCGTAAAGCAACGAACACCTTCGTCGTTCACCTTGAGAAGTTGGGCGACAAGCATGTTCCGGTTGATCTTGCTCGGCTCGCCCGTGAACTTGTCCCAGACAGTGACCCAGCCAGCAGACTCCATCTCTTCTATCGTGATCCCCCACGGAGTCTCTTTGCTTGGCATCTGAACCAGGCTGTCTTCCATGCCCGGAGAGATCGCATCCTGGGCAAGCAAGGCAAGTTCCTCTGGACGCATTTCGTCTTCGCTGTCGAGGACTCGGTTGCTGAGTTCTGCGAGTTCTTTCATCGAGGGCATCTATCGTTTGTCCTTCGCTAATGAACCAGTAGTCTTTCGTCCGACAAAATTTCTCTGTTGCTTGTCTTTTTCTTCTTCGTAAGCCGTTAGATAATCTTGCGCTGACATCGCAGGGATTTCGTCCCAGTCAAATTTCTTGCCACGCAAGTTGTCTGCGTAATCTAAAAGAGACGCTACAGTCTCCCAGACATGACCACGCCCTCGCTCGTCTACTGTACCGCCCATGATGTTCAACTGCATTGTCGTACCGAAGGCAGACACCGGCCCCATATCAGTCCGATGCTCAACAAGCTGATCGTTACGAACAACCTTGACGATCTGATACCGACGTGGCGGACCGAAGTTGGCGGGAGGCAGGTTTAACTCTTCAAGACTCCAGGCAGGTTCGTCCTTGCGGATAGAGAAAGTCCCGACTAATAACGTCACGCAACAGGTTCCTGTTCTACCTGGTTAGTTGTCGCCCCCGCCCCGAAGGGCGAGGGCGTTCTTACCTATTGACTAGGCGTTCCAGTCACGGTTTGACTTGACGAGAATGTAATCTACGTCAAGAGTCTCAATAGCCGCTCCCTTTGCTTCAACACCTACACAAAGTGCAAGGTTTACAGAAGTAGAAGCAGCACCCGTAACGCTCTTTTTCAAGTCACCGTCGATGTACCAACGAGTGTCCCCGTTTGAGTCAATCTCAAGTTTAAGAACTTGCCACTCACCAGCTACAGCGTCATCGTCTAGGTCCAATGACCCGGAGGCTGTAACAGCACTGGCAGTTCCACCCTTGTAAACAGCGTGCCAATCTTCGTCATCACTCAGTTCCGCTGACAAGAAGAAACCAACGAAGTCCGAAGCGGTGTTCGTCATCGTTGCAGTAGCACCCGTGAGGATGTTTGTTTCGATTGAAAGCGTCTCAGGCGGGATGTCTGAAAAGCCAATGAATACCTCTTTAGTGTCGAGGTTTTCCATTTGAACACGAGTTTCAAGAACAATAGTTCCACTAAGGCCAACATCAAATGCTGCCTGAGTGCCAACCATCGTAGTGTGGTTATCTTCATTGGTTGTGGTAATCCGACCAGCACCAGAAAGAATCCCAGCAATAGTTGGAACACCAGCGTCTGTTTCAGCAGAACCCTGTCCACCGACACAGAAAGGACCAAGTGATCGAAGTTCCGCAGTATTAGCGATTGAGTCTTCGCCGTAGAAGTCGTAGAAAAGTCGGATGCGACCCGGCTCTCCTTGAGCGTTTATAGCCATTTTCTATTACCTCGTCCCCTTACCGATAAGGCGGGTTTGGGACTAATTGTTTAGAGACTCTAATTGAGACTCTAAGTAGCATTGTTAGCTGGTCGGAACGGTTGCGTCACTCTGAATCTCGAAGAGCCAGTTGCCCGAAGATCGCTCGGCGTACGCGTACTCGTCGCGGTGAAGCATGTTAGTGCCACCACCACCGATGAACTCGTCACGAACCATCTTCACGAACGGCGCACGGGCCTGACACAGAACGATGGCTCCACCAGTACCGGAGGCGAAAATGCCACCCTTTGCGTCATCCCCAGTAATAATCGGAATGTTGTCGTCCTGGAAGAACGCTGCGTCTGCAATCGGAAGCATAAAGCCTCTTTTGTAAACTTCAGCAGTTGCACCAACAGGAATCGGGTACGTTCCAACTCCATCAATCAGTTCGTCGTACAGGTCTTTCGCCTGAAAGCCGTGGAGCACGAAAGAAACCGGGCCGTCCCAGGTCTCGGTAGTGTTGCTGCGGATGCGGTATGCACCTGCGGCTACAACACCCGACGTAAGGGTTGTACCGGCTCCTCCGAGAACCGTGGTAGCACCGTCAAGAACGGTGATGCCGTCAATGTCCTTCTTGCGCTCAATAGCGTTCTGAGCAAGCGCACCCGTCTTCGCAATCACGTTCTTCGAGACGTTGCGAGCCGCACGGTCGGTAAGGAACGTGTGAACCGAAATCATTTCGGGCGTGATTGAAAATGGAGTGTCCGCGAGAACCTGGGGGTTGTCTTCCTCAGTGGTCTCGGTGATTGCCGATGCAGTCAACTGCGTCAGCGAGATTTCTTTCCAACTGTTGCCAACTCCCGTACCGAGTTTTACCCGGTCGGCCAGTTGCGATATCACACCCTTCGTCTCTCGGACGATACGGGCCTGATTCACAATATCTGGGAGAGAGTCGGCAAGAGAGGATGTATATGTCGTCCCTGTTGCCATATTGTTCTCCGATTAAGAGCCTATCTCCAGCTACATGTTTCCACGTTTTTGCTGGATTGAGATGGCTCGTGCTGTGTCGTCGGTTCGTCCTGCGGCGTAATCCGCCATGAACTGTGCATCTGACTGAGAACCCGATTGGCTCCCCCCGGAATCCAGTTGGTTTTCTGGACCGCCCGCGGGAACAACCGACTTCTTAGCTTCAGCCGATGCTGTCTCTGCCCTAGATGTCGCAACCTTCCCCGCCTCGGCAGCAATCTCCGCAATAGCTTCCCCGAGATAACTGAACTCTGGAGACAGGCCGTTATTAGCGTCCTGAAACTCCGAAATCCTCGTTATCCCGAAAGCGGCTACCTTGTTGAGAGCAGTCTCGATTGGCTCGGAAAGGTTGTGTTTTTCGGTAAGGTCTTTTGTAAAAGCCGTCAACATCCCCATCGCAGCGTTTTGATTCTGTTGAACCACCTGCTGCGCCTGGGCTGTCTGTGCTTCGGTTAACTGAGCGGCTTGCGTTTCGCTCCGCAATCTTCCCGCAAGATTGTCGCCTGCTTCTGTGACCCGCTGGGCATACGTATCTGGCGTAAGCCCTTGTTGATCGTAGAAAGTTGCGAGGTCTCTGCGGTGCGCCTCAACCTGCGTTTCTATCACCTGATGAGATGCTGCTTCTGCGGCCTGCGTTGCTATTTGTTTTGCTTCAGCTTGCGCCGCTGCGATCTGCCTGTCCGCTGATGCCTGAAGATTACGGAACTCTTCGGTATCTCTTATGTTTACCGAAGGTACAGTTTCTTCAGCAGGCTCTTCAGCAGCAGGCTCGCTAGCCGTTTCTTCCGGTTCATCAGTAGCTTCGGGTTCCGACGCGACCGCTACAGGCTGATCCTCTTCCGGTGACTCTGCGGGGGTTTCCTCGTCGAGAGCGTCGTCGGGGCCAAGTTGATAAACCTGGGCCTCGCTTACATCGCTCGCAACAAGAGATTCCTCGGCAGCTTCTACTGAAGGAGAATCAACAACTGTCTCAGTTGTCGAAACCGTATCTGCTGGTGTAACCAAGTGAAGACTCCTAACTACGCCATAGTGTAGCGCATCGGTTTTGAATCGCTATATATAGGGGTGCTAACGAGTTGGAGCTAAGTTAGCCTCTTTAAGACGTAGTAGGGCTTCTTCTCTCATCCAAGACGGGCCTACAAGCCCCTGGTCAGCTAACTCACGCCACGTAGGAATTGTTGTCCCTGCACTGGTTCCTGTTCTGGAAGTACGTGGTGCTCCTCCCGCTTCTGCACGAGCAGCGTCAGATGCTGTAATTCTGTCTAAGGTTGGGGTGGATAAAATCTGCCCTGCGCCTCTAACTAACAGCCCTTCGGCATGTT